AAGCACCCCCCCTCGGATTGACCTAGAGAAAGCCCGCAGGATTGGGTACCTGTATTGTGCATCAACGGTAAGCTACCTCCGTTGCCCTTGGCGGAATCCAACTGGGTAGGCTCTAAATGTCTAGGTTTTTCATCTAGTGCCGGAGGGCGACAAGGGTTGCGCGTCCGCCTAAAGGGTGACCGTAGTCACTGGCGTCTACTCCGTAGCTTGTGAGGGTAGTCCTATGTTAGCGACCCCTTGCCTTCATTGCAATCATTGGCGTACCATTTTCTTATGACAGAAGCAGCAGAGAGAAAGTCCCAGAAGAAGCGTAGTGCTGGAGCGTATTCAGTGCAGGGCAAGAAGGTGAAGGTCGTCCAGTCGAAAGACAAGCACAAGTTGTGGGATGACCTGTTTTCCATCACAGAGAGTCAGATCTCTGGCTTAAAACAGAAGATAGACATGGGAGGGGAGCTCGACCACCGAGAGATGCAAAAGCTCGACTCCTGTTACGCTGGAATGAAGAAGCTCTTAGAAATAGAAGCACAGCTCAAATCTGACGCTATTAGTTCAATGACTAATGAGGATTTGATGAAGATAGCTAGAAAAGTGCTCAGGGAAAAACCAAAGAATGATTCGCAAGATAAAGCCACTGGACCATGATTTCATCTACCACTCATGGCTCCACTCCGTAAAATGCCCGACTAAAGCAGTAACGGGTATGACCCGCTGCCTCATTGACGACCTAGTGCGTCAAGATGCCATTCAAGTCTGGTGTCCTGACGACGACCCAGACCATATCATCGGATGGATGGCCCATGGGGCCCTAGAAGAGACTCCGCTCCTCCATTTCATCTTTGTGAAGAAGAACTTCCGTAAAAATGGGGTAGCTCGTGACCTTCTGAGGAAGATATACCCAGATGTGGGCAGTGCTATCTTCTGTACCTTCTGGTCATGGCATATGCAGAAACTGGGAGCTAAGGAGAAGTGGAATGCTCGTTATGTGGGGAATCTACTTCCTACTGTGATCTGGAAGATACTTGATGGAGAAAATAGTGTCCTCCAGTAAGAAGAGTGAGGCCCTGCCCTCTGTGACTCTTACGAGCCGAGAAGTGCTCGAGGCGCTCGCTATTCGTCTTGGCCAGAAGTCCACGGGGCCCAATGAGGCCCAAAGAAGACAAAGGAAGCGAAGTCATGTGCTCAACATTGAGAAGGCGCTCTTCAAGGAGCAAGTCGAGTTCGTCAAAGACCCTAGTCGCCGAAAAGCAGCTATCTGTAGTCGACGAAGCGGAAAGAGCTTTGCCGCAGGGCGTTACCTCGTCAAAGAGTGTCTCGATAACGAAAGTACCCTCTGCGTCTACATTGCCAGAACGAGGGAAGCAGCTAAGCGTATCCTTTGGACCTCACTGAAAGAGTTGAACCAGAAGTATCGCCTGGGGATTAAGTTCAACAATGCTGACCTCATAGCCACTTTTACGAATAACTCCCAGATCATATTCACTGGGGCCAATGATGCCTCGGATGTGGATAAGCTACGTGGTGCAGCCTTCTCCCTGGCCGTCCTCGATGAGGCTGCCTTCTTCAATATTGATTTGCAGGAGCTCGTGAACGAAGTATTGACCCCAGCCCTTCTGGATAAGGACGGCTCATTGGTCATGATCTCCACGCCTAACAGTGCCTGTACCGGGTTCTTTTTCGATATCACCGAGAAGGAGAAGTATAGTTTCTCAGTTCACCGGTGGACAGTGAAAGATAACCCGTACATGCGACATGCAGTCCGCGCTATCGAGGAAGATATTAAGAATGGGATCCTCCGACCAGGAGATCCATCCTTCAAACGAGAATACCTTGGCCTCTGGGTCAGAGACGACCAAGACATCGTCTATTCCTACGGTGAGCACAACCTGCTTCATGAAACCCCCGACAGTAATGAGTGGGAATACGTCATGGGTATCGACCTTGGGTATCACGATGCTACCGCCTTTGTGGTTGTCGGATGGTGCCCTGAATCACCCTACCTTTACATCGTAGATGAATACAAAGAGACCAAGATGCTCATCTCGGAGGTTGAAGAGAAGATTAAACGCTTCATGAATGACTACAACTTCACCTCAATCGTTATGGATACTGGTGGCGGTAGCTCCAAAATGCTTCTCGAATCCTTCAAACAGCGCTCTGGCCTTCCCCTCAAAGCTGCCAAAAAGACTGGAGACAAGGTCGGCATGATTAAACTCATGAACTCTGACCTGGCTTCGGCCCTTATCCGGGTAAAACCGGGCATGGGGCTGCTCAAAGAGTGGGATAAACTCCAATACAACAAGTCAAAGACCGCCGAAGACCGCAGATATGACAACCACCTCTCGGATGCTGCCCTCTATGCGTGGATGGAGAGCAAGCATTTCTTCTTCGAGGAGTCCAAAAAGCCCCCTGAGTTCGGGAGTAAAGCGTACTTCAAGCAGCTTGAGGATAAGATCGAGCACAGATTACTTGAGGAACAGGATACAAATCAGTACGATAAGGAACTATGGGGCGAAGGGTATCAGGATACTGAGCTCTGGGCCAACTAGGAGGAAGCATAATGAGTGAAGCGCGCAGGAATGAATCTGCACCTAGCACTAAGAAGCTGAAGAGTATTCTGAAGCTGCTCAATGAGTATGGAGTATCTCACTACAAGGACTCAGAGGTTGAGATCGAACTAGTGGGCCTACCTCCGCAGATGGCTCAAACCATCTCCGAGGATTTCTCATTTGATCGGTACGACGAAGAAGCACCGAAGCCAGAGAAAGAGTCAAAAAGGAAACTTGAGTATGAGCCCGTGGATGACTTGGGTAATACGGATACTGATTACCTCTACTGGAGTGCTAACGAATGAGTTACGGCGTATTTGATGATACCTTCTGGTGGCTTGCTGATGAGGATAACATTCATCGGCAAATCAGTAAGTTTGTAACAGTGCTCAGAGATGAGCAGGATTCATACTACGCTGATAACGCGGTATTCGGTGGTCTCTATAATGGGGCACCTCCGCACGCTCGGTTCCTCCAAGGGTCCACCAACTACGCCTTGCTGCGTCAGCCAAGACTAACATTCAATATTGTTCACTCCATCTGTCAGGCGGCTACGGCCAAGATTGCAAAACACCGTCCTGCGGTTAGTTTCCTGACAGATGGGGGCTCATTCTCCCAGAAGAGAAAGGCCCAGCTCTTCAACAAGTTCATCCAGGGTCAGTTCTATGACATGCGGATCTACCAGGTAGCTCAGCGAGCTTTCCTTGATTCCTGCATCTACGGGACTGGGGCTGTCAAAATCTTCGAGCAGTATGGGAAGATTAAGGCCGAGAGAACTCCCCCGCATGAGCTAACGCTTGACCCGCTCGAGGTGGAGAATGGAAACAGCCCTCGCCAGTTGTTCCAGACAAAGCGACTATCTAGACACGTTCTAGCTGAGATGTTTCCCGAGCACCGTAATTCGATTGTTGAAGCTGCCGCCATTGAAGAGGATGAGTACAGCGAAGAGGATGCGCGCAAGAGTGACATGATCCAGTGTCACGAAGCATGGCACCTGCCGTCCGGCCCAGACGCCACCGATGGGCGACACATCATCTGCATCGACTCAATCACCCTGCTGGATGAGCCCTGGGAAAAAGGATACTTCCCGTTTGCCTTCATGCGATGGACTGAGAACCCAATGTCCTTCTGGGGCAATGGCCTGAGCAAAGAGGTGAAGGGAATCCAGGTTGAGATCAACAAGCTCCTGGCGAGAATCCAAGAGCAGATGCACCTGGCTACTCCCAAAGTCTTCATCGAGGATTCCTCTAAGATTGTCCAAGCCCACATGAATAACCGAGTGTGGGGAGTGATGAAGTATCGAGGAACGCCACCACAGTTCTTTGTGCCTAGAGCTGTATCAGGTGAGATGTTCTCCCACCTAGACCGACTGGTTGAGCGGGCCTACGAGATGACGGGCATCTCCCAGCTTGCAGCGCAGAGCAAAAAGCCAGTTGGCCTAGAGTCAGGACGAGCCCTCAGGGAGTTCTCGGATATCGAGTCTGAGAGATTCATGGTCGTGGGTCAGGCTTATGAGCAGCTCTTCCTTGATATCTCCGAACAAATCATCGAGCTGGTGAGGGATGTTTCCAGCGGAGACGGCAGCTTCACCTCTAAGAGTTTCGACCGGAAGACAGGCCTAGAGATTGTGAAGTGGTCGGAGATTAATCTAGACCACGACGAGTATGTTATTCAGGTTAAGCCTGTCGGCTCATTGCCTCAGACGCCGGCGGCCAAGCTGGCCTCGGTAAATGAGATGATGCTCAACGGGATGTTCTCCAAGGAAGAGGCGCACCAGTTGCTCGACTTCCCAGACATCGAACGAGCCAATAGAATCAAGAATGCTCACATAGATGTAATCGATATGGCTGTTGAAAAGATGGTAGAAGAGGGTGAGTACATCGGACCCGAGCCCTACATGAACCTAGAACTCGGCATCAAACGAGTTCAGGCAGCCTATAACCTTGCGATTCTCGAAGACGTTCCAGAAGAACGCCGAGAGTTATTGCGTCGTTGGATTTCCCAAGCTGACAGCTTGCTTGGAGCAACGAAGCCCCCGCCGCCAATGGGGGCGCCGCCTATGCCGGGCGCGCAACCTGGTATGGGTATGCCGCCAGGATTACCACCCGGACCTCCTCCGGGCCTACCTCCTGGTCTCGCAATGCCTCCAGCTCCGGGCGGTGGTCTGCCGCTTCCCCCGGCCGGTCCTCCTGGGGCTGGAGGTCTCCCCCCTGGCTTACCGCCGGGCATGGGAAATCTACCTATTTAGGAGCAGCTAAATGACTGAAGAATCAGCACCAGAAGCACCAGCAACACCAAGTGAGGAACAGCCCTCCGAGCCAGAGTCGTTCAATATTTTCTCGGAAGAAGCTTCGCCGATTCAGGCTGAAGCGCCAAAAGAGCCGGGCCCGCCACCAAAGAGCAAGGAGTTCTTAGCGAACCTCCGGCGGGATAAAGAGCTGCGGTCTAAAGAGATCCAAATGAAGCAGCGTGAGCAGCACCTTTCCCAGAAGGAGCAGCAGCTCGGCCAGCTTCGTAATGCTCGGCAGAAGCTCGAAGAAAACCCGGAAGAGTTCCTTCGCTCCCAGGGAATCGACCCTGCGGAATATTACCAGAAGTGGACTCAGCGGCAGATTTACGGCGACCAAGTCCCCGTCGAGCAGCAAGTGGGCAAGACCCAGAAAGAGCTCGATGAACTCAAAGCTGAGCTTGGTAGGAGAGATACCGCAGCGCGTCAGCATGCGGAAGATAGCCGCTCAAAGGCAGCTTTTGGCACCTTGATCGCAGAGGTTGAGGACTTTGCAACGGGTAGCGAGCAGTACCAGTTGGTCAAAGATGCGTGCTCAGCTCAGGACGTTGTGCAAGGAATGGTTGCATATTATCGAAAAACTGGTGAGAATATCACTATAGAAGAAGCATTCAGTAAGATTGAAGACGGCCTCCGTAAGCGTGAAGAGGAGTTCTATTCTTCAGAGTCAGCGGCTCAGAAGTTTAGACAGTATAACCCTGGAGCAGGTGCAGGAAATCGAGGACGAAGCGCAACAATGTCCTCAGCGTGGCAACAGCAGCCCACGCGAAAAGATGCAGAAGATCTCTCGTATGAAGAAATTCGGGAGATGTATAAGGGAAAACTCTTTACGTAATTTAGGAGGAAGCGATGGCTTCTTTTAACTTAACGAACTTCGACGCGGCCATGAAGCACATGTACCCGTATAAGAAGGTCGAAAATATGGTCTACCAGAACAACCCATTGCTTGCGATGATTCCCAAGGAAACTAGCTTTCCTGGGCGAAACGCAACCTATGCGGTTGAGTATGGTCTCACTAACGGCCGCAGTGCGACATTTCAAACTGCCCAAAACAACCGCAACGGTACAAAGCTCAAGGACTTCGTAGTCACTCGAGTTAAGGATTACGCGGTAGTCAGCGTTGATAACGAGACGCTTCTTGCTGCTGATGGTAGCGAGGGCTCTCTGCTTGACGTTGCTAAGTCTAAAACTGACTCAGCTCTTCATGCGCTTGCGCGTGCGATGGGTCGAGATATTTACCGAGGCGGCACTGGCTCAATCGGTGTTCTTGATGAAGATACTGCTGCAACGGGAACAACTGTTACCCTTGAGACGTTGTCTGACATTGTGAACTTTGAAGTTGGAATGCGTATTGTTGCCAGTTTGTCAGGTGCCGCCGACGGTACTGCTTTGGCCAATAACGGCGCTGCTGTTGAGGTTCTTACGGTTAATCGTTCTGCCGGAACGTTTACCATTGCAACAGCAATGCAGACAGTGTGGGGAACAATCACTGATGACTTGGTCCTCTACTGTGAGGGTGATGCTCAGGATGGCTCTACCGCACAGAAGATGTCTGGTCTTTCTGCATGGATCCCTGCTGCCACTCCTAGCTCAGCAGCGTTTTTCAGCGTTGACCGTTCAATTGATGCAACCCGCCTCGGTGGTCAGCGTCTGGCGGGAGCGTTCAGTACTATGCGCGAGTCATTGATTGATGGTGCTGTTCAGGTTGCCCGTGAGGGTGGTCGTCCTGATGCGGTGTTCATGAACCCACTTGACTGGGCTTCGTTGGCCAAAGACCTTGAGGGTACGGTGAGCTCCACTTCTAACAACTCTCCGCACCGTCGTCGTTATGATTCAAAGGATTCTGCTGCAACTTTTGGCTTCTCTTCTTTGACGCTCGCTGCGCCAACGGGAATGCTGGATCTTTATGCAGATCATAACTGTCCACAAGGGCGGTGTTACATGCTCCAGTTGGATACGTGGAAGCTCAAGACTCTTGGGCCAGCTCCTCGTCTCCTCGACTTCGATGGCTTGAAGGGAATCCGACAAGCTAACGAAGATGGCGTAGAGTACCGCTGGGGCTACTACGGTAACCTTCTCTGCACTGCACCTGGCTTCAACGCCACAATTGCATTGGCATAAGGAGTAAGTCATGGGTTTTCCAAATTCTATGCAAAACACCGGCAATGTCTCAATTGTCGCTGGGCGCTTTAATGGGGCCACCACACCAACAACCAATGCTGGTAACGGGTTTACTGTCTCCTACAGTGGTGGAGACTTCACTGTTACTCTTGATCGTCAGTACGACGGAGTAATCAGTATCGTTGCCACTGTTCTTAATGATGGATTTGCCACCGGCGAATCTGGCTTTGCGGTTATTAAATCGCATTCAGTTGTTGCAGATACCAATGGTGGCAACTTTGTCATCAACATCTGTGATGATGCTGGCAATGTTCAGGGGCCAAGTTTTGCCTCTGGTATTGAATGTCACTTCATTGCTCTTCTCAAAGAAGATACTTGATAATTTCTGGAGAGGGGGGCTAGGCCCCCCAATCCTTTAGGGGCAGTCATGAAGAGTTCTGAAATCGCAGTAATGCTTGGCTCCCCCAAGGGCTCGAGCGGTGACGAAGAGACTGAAGAGTCTGGTGATGCAGGACATGAGGCATTTAAGAGTGCAGCAAGTTCTGTGATGCGGGCCCTTGAGGCTGGTGACTCGGATGCCTTTGCCGAAAACCTCAAAGATGCAATCGAGATTTGCACGGGGCTTGGCGAAGAAGGCGAGTACTGATGTCGACGCTATCAGAGCTAAGGACACGGGCTAGGCAGCGCGTGGATGCGGTGGATAATAACTTCTTCACCGATTCTGAGATTAACGATTATATAAACGTTGGTCTTGGCGAGCTCCACGATTTGCTGGTTCTCAAGTACGAGGATCAGTACGTTAACCAAATGTCCTTTTCTCTGGTGGCCGACCAGGACACCTATCGGTTTGCGGATATTGGGCTGAGCAACTTCTATAAGCTGCTTGGTGTTGATGCCGTTCACGGGAATGATGTCGTACGTGTTAGACGATTCTCATTTCAAGACAGAAACAGGTACCAAGCAGATACAGCAATTCATAACAGTAATGGCTATGCAGATTATGAGTATAGCCTCAGAGCATCTTCTATTGTCTTCACTCCAAAGCCGAGTACGACAGACACTGTTAAGATCTGGTACGTTCCACGGTTTGCGGAGTTGGATAGTGACACTTCAACCGTGGATGATATGGTCATGCTCAACTGGGAAGAATATGCGATTCTGGTAGCTGCTATCAAGATGAGACAGAAGGAGGAGACAAGCATTACTCCCCTTCAGCAGGACCTTGATAGAATAACTCTTCGAATAGAGGATGCGTCTCGGGACAGAGATGCCTCTGAGCCTACAGGGATCACTGATGAGAGTGCTGGCGTTATGCCATACTACCGCTGGATGTTCTGATGGCTCTGAGACGGTACGAGAGAATCCATGCTGCTGACCCAGATCTCAATAGGGTTCAGCAGAGGCTTCAGGATGCCCTGCTTCCTGTCATGGATGCCTCAATCATTGATGGGCTACTGATAACGGACCAAGACCTTGTGTCCGGAACAACATCAATTATCTCACACAAGCTCGGTCGTCCCATTAGGGGATGGATCGTAGTCGGTAAAAATGCAGCTCAGCATGTTTACGACGTTCAATCCTCGAATGAGAATCCAGAGAAGTTTCTTTACCTCACCGCTGGTGGAACAGTCACTGTGGATTTGTGGGTGTTCTGATGGCTCTCGACAAGAAACTAGTAAGCATTCCATTTGCTGCCGGTGCCGACACCAAGACTTCAGATATTGTGATGGAGCCCGGCCAACTGGAGGTTCTCGAGAACGCTGTCTTTGAGAAGACTGGTAGGATTGAGAAGCGTAAAGGATGCTCAACTGTAACATGGAGCAGGTCTGCGGCTGATGTTCCAGCAGGAAGCTATGCCTACAGGGATAACCTCGTAATAGAGGGGGACGATTCTCTAATCTCCCTTGTTGGCTCAGATAACGATACTGTTGTTCTTCAGTCCGGCAGAAGCAAGTTTATCGAATCTGAGATTTTTCATGCAACAAAGGGTGATGGCCACCATCAGCAAAACGCATCAATCGCAATTAGCCATAGTGGCGATTATATCGCCATTGCCTGGACCCAGGCATACTTCAACTACACGACTTACAATGTGAACTATGAGTATCGGGTATCTGTTTTAGATGCTGTTACTCACACAATCGTTAATTCGGATAAAGTAATCTTTTTCGACGACAGGGCCGATAAGGTTCATCCGGGGAAGATTAAAGTTGTAGCCCATGCCCAAAGCGATGCGGCTGATGATAACTTTGCAGCCTACTATGAGACTGTTGATGGCAGTGGAAATATTACGCTTAAGAAAACGATTTTCAAGCATTCTGATTTCACCCTAACTGGCACAAGTGTCATCGTAATTGCAGATTCATCGACCTACAGGCAGACGGCTGCCGAGGCTAGCTTCGATGTTGTTGAGCATAAGATATCGGTAGCCGCTGATTACAGGAAAGTCCATATTGTCTTCACTGAGTACAATGGTGGCCATTCAGCTAGATACTATCTTGATACCAATGGGACATTATCAGAAACTCAGGATTACGCTCAATCTGGAGCAATGACCCAACTTGTAGCTTATCGATCAGACGCGGGTGGAACCGCTCGATTTTATTTCGCCTTTGCAGTTGGAACAGAACTCTATATTCAACAACAGCAAGAAGCTGCCTCGGGTACAGATCAATACTTAGCCACCCACAGTGTGGGTAGTGGTTTGACCGCTATCGAGAGTGGGGGGTTCTGTGACTCTGAGGACGGAACTAAGGTCGAATATTTCACAACAGTTGGAACTAGCTCCGCAACATTTCAGTCAAAAGCTTCCCGCTATCAAATAACGCCAAACGGTACAGGCATCGTTACATATAGCGCGCCTATGCGGCTTAATTCATGGATGCCTCTTGGGCCATTGAGGACATCAGACTCTCTTCAGTTTTTCATGTGCCATGAGAATAGAAATACTGACGATAATGATACATTTCTTCATACCCCAGTTGCATGGGTTGATTCGGCAGACACCCCACTGTGGATCCTTGGTGGATTTTATAGGAGTGTAGTTGGATCAACTTTCCGGCAGGAGCTTATCCGATCTCATGTGAATGGCGTTTCTACGAGATTCGTTAGTGATGGTACGCATTCCTATTCAGCCCTGCCTCGAACAACAAATATCCAGACATTTGCAGATGGCTCTGGCGGTGTAACAACCGCAATAAATAGCTCTTGCCATCTAATTAAAATCACCAACGTAAAACCGACATATGAGACGCCCAGGACACAGCTTGGTGGGCAGATGTTTTTTGCACCGGGCTGCATCAAGGCAACAAGCGGTGACAGGGTTCATGAAGCTGGATTCTTTTATAAGCCGAGCATTAAGGTTGTTGAGACAGCAGCGGGAAGCCTTACTTCTACGGGGGTATATAAATACAAAGCCGTTTGGGAGTGGGAGGATTCCTATGGAAATCTTCACAGATCGGAGCCGTCAGACGTTGAAAGCTTGACGCTTACGAGTTCAAACACAGGGGTTACGATTACATCAGATTGCTTATCAGCCACCGGGAAGGGCAATGTTAGGCTTGTTGTTTATCGAACTCAAAATGGTGGCGCAATTTACAACAAGGTTGCAACACTGAGCAGTCTAGCCATGGGGACCGTCAGCCTGACCCCAACAATATCTCACGTAGATAAGCTCTCCGATGCGAATGCTGCTACTGGTGCATTCCTTTATACGGAGGGTGGGGAGCTCGCCAATGTTGCCCCGCCTGCTTCTCGATATGTTGAATCTCATCGAAACAGAATTTTTGCTATAACCGAAGATAATCGTATTTGGTTCAGCAAAGAGTATGAAAATAAGATTGGCATCGGCTTCAGTGAAGAGTTTCAAATTCCGATGGATGGTCTTGACCATGACAAGCCAACAGCCCTCTGCAGCTCAGGGGCGGAACTCTATATCTTCAGAGAGAACTCTACATGGGTCATCAGTGGTGAGGGTCCTTCAAAGACCGGCATCGGAGAGTTCTATAAGCCGCGTCAGGTGAGTGCCAATATTGGTGCCCTAAAAGGTAGCACAACGTTTTACAGCGATAGTGGTATTTACTTCCAGAATACTCGAGGAATCTTCAGTATCGGGCAAGATGGGATTCAGTATGTTGGGGCACCGGTTGAAGACCTCGTGGGTGATAGCAGGGTAATAGCTATTCGACACCACCAGAAGACAGAGACCATTAGGTTTGCGCTTTCAGACAAAGTCCTCGCCTATAATTATCGCTACAACACCTGGTCTAACTACACATACAGCCTGTCTGAAGATGAAGTAATCGTTGGCATGGAATGTCTCAATGACATTATTCAGATTGTTACCAATCAGGATAATATCCTAAAAGAGGATTCTAGCTACAAGGTTGGCGCCAACTACATTGTTCTCAAGATGAGAACAGGCTGGATATCATTTAATGAGATTCAGGGCTTTGGTAGAGCTTACCGCTTTGCGCTTCTGGGTGAGAGCCGGGACAAGCATGTCCTGACTGTTAAAGTTTACTACGACTATGATGATAGCGCTGCGGTGGACACTTACGAATTTACCACCAGCTCTGCTGCTGATGCCGTTCTCCAGTTTAGAGCTCACCTATCTAGGCAGAA